TCGGCAATGACGGTACAGGCGACAGTATTCGCGACTCATTTAGAAAAGTAAATGACAACTTCAGAGAACTCTACGGAGCACTAGGTCTAGGCAGTAGACTAAAGTTTTCTACTCTAGAAGACGCTCCCGTAGGCGGTGAGGGCGACAGCTACTATCAAGGCTTTGAAAATGCTCTGGTTTCAGTCAATGCCAACGAATCTGGACTAGTATTCAAACAATTAGTTGCAGGCACTGGTATAAGTTTGGTATTTGAAAACGAAAATGAAATTACAATTACCAACACAAGAAGCACTATTTCCGCAGATACAAACCCAAGATTGGGTGGAAATTTAAAAGGGCAATCTGGTGGTACACAATTTAGAATCCAAGAACTAACAACTCCTGTTAGTGCTGACGAAGCTGCCAATAAAGGCTATGCAGACAGCAAGATTTCTCTTGCAGGTGTAACAGCAATAGATCCAGCAGTAGGAGTCATAAACTCTGCGTTTGGTACTATGACTGGGCCTTTGGTTCTTTCTAGAGATCCGAAACCAGAAGACGATGTAACCTATAGCGGACTTGTTGCCGCTACTAAAAATTACGTAGATAATGCAGGTTATGCTAGCCGTGTAAACCTGTATGTATCTACATCGGGTAGTGATGAACGTGTTGGTGTTGGCTCAAACACACAAGGTCGTGCTCTAGCATTTGCCTATAAAAGTTTAGAAGCTGCACTAAAGAAAGCAGAAGAGATTATTAAGTCAAGCCCGCCTGAAATTGGACCTTACAGAAAAGTTTTAACTTGGACTAATCCAGATACTGGTGTTAGAGCGAATGCTACTCTAACTGAAATACAGGTATCACCAGATTCAGGAACAGGGTTTGCAGGCCGTGTTACCCTAACTGTAGACAGCGTACAACTGATAAATGGTGGTTTTAACTTTCAAGCTGGTGAAATATTAAAAATCAAACCAGTTGGCGAATTAGATATTAATGCCGCAAAAATAGAAATTTTAACAGTTAACAGCCAACCAGGAACGCCAAACGGTCCTATCTTAACGTACAAAATTCTAACAGGTGGAAAGTTTGATGAAGGCCTAGGAGGTAGTGGCCTTGGATTGCCGGTAACTAATGCCAGCGGCTATGTTTATTGGACTGGTACTGTTCCTGGCAGTACCTACGGTACTAGCGCACAATTCTTAGTCAAATATAAAGTTAGTACTGCTATCATTGAAGCTGCAGGTAGTGGGTTTGGATTGGTTTCTGTTCGTGTAAGTCCTACAATAACAGATACTGGAGCAACAGCAGGTTTTGGTTTTGCTGACGTAGTTGCTACCGCCATTGCAGGAATAACTATCACAGATGGTGGTGCTGGATTTACAGAATTTCCAAGTCTTGTGGTCAACCTTCCTAGATTTGCCATCTATACAAGCTCTCAAAGAACGGACTATACGGGTGATGTAACCACCGACAGTTCAGAAGCAAAACGTGGTCGAGATATTAGAGAAGGGCTATTCCTATTTGGTGAAACCTCAGGAGCATTGGCTCAGATCTTATCTCACAGCGGAGAACTAGATACTGCCGGCAACGAATTATTTGATATCGATATCAAATACGGTGTGTTCAAAATTGGCGAAAGTATCAGTTACGGCGATGTGGCCAATACTAGACAGTTGGTTGTTTTTGTTGAAGCTGGTATCTATTACGAAAATTTACCATTAAAGGTACCGCAAAACGTTTCACTTCGCGGTGATGAATTCCGCCGTAGTATTATTCGTCCAAAGAAAGGCATAAGCTCAAGTCCTTGGGCGTTCCAGTACTTTAGAAGAGACAAGTATATTGACGGCTTGAACACCGCTAGAAATGATTATAACTCACTAAGAGATAGTCTATTTGGTTATCATTATCTTAGCAATGCTGACGAACCAATTTATCCGGAAGCATTAATTAATAATAAAGGTTATTATAGATCGGCTGCGGACCTACTAGCATTAAACAAAACATTTATTCAAGAAGAAGTTATTTCTTGGATTAACAAACAGATAGCAGAAGAAAAAGATCCCTATGTAGGATTTGAATATAATCAAGCTCTGTGTAAGAGAGACGTTGGTCTTTTGCTAGATGCTATGGTATTTGACCTGCGTTATGGTAGTGCTCCTAGAACAATTTCAGCGTCACTAAAATACAGAGATATTAATAATGCCAGTGCAACACTTGCCATTACTACTCAATTACAGCAAACTATTGGTGCTATTAGAAGATTAGAAACTGTTGCACAGGCAGTGATTAAAAATATTGAAGTTGTAAATTCTTTTTACACAAATCAATATACCGGAGCTGTAATAGAATACTCCGAACCGCAGGTTATTGACAGTGCATACACAGCAGAAACTGGGGCAGGCGGCACAGCAATAAACATATTGTCTGTTTCACGAAATGTTAACTGTACCGTTACAACCAATGGTCTTCACGGATTGGCCAATGGAGAAACTGTTACTTTCCGTAATATGTTAGGCATGCTCGATCTTAACGGTCGTAGTTTTACTATTACTGTTGCTACTACTTCTTCTTTTGTAATCTATGAATACGGAAATATTTTACCACTTGATAGTACAAACTTTCTTGCTTACACAGCAAACTCAGGAGATGTAATACCCAACGGTGGAGTAATTGCAAGACTCACTGATGTTATTGTTGATATCATTGACACCTCAAGTTCATCATTTAACGAGCCATTAGACAATGACCAAATGGACATCTTCTTGATGAACGATGCTACTATCCTACGTGCTTTAAGTATGCAAGGTCACGGTGGCTTTGCCATGGTACTTGATCCCGAAGGACAGATTCTTGCCAAGTCTCCTTATGCACAAGAAGGTGCAGTTTTCTCAAAGAGTAATGGACAACATCAATTTAATGGCGGTATGTTTGTTGACGGTTTTACAGGTAACATACAGTTTAGGATTACTCAGAAAATCAGCAATACTAGGTTAATTGTTAGCCAACTAAAACGTTTGCCGCAACTACCAGCTTCTTTTATTGTTGAAGATTCAGTGTACCGTATTAACTATGTTAGAGACTTTACCTACGGCACTTCAGGAAGTACAGCTACTTTAATTTTAGATGAGACTACTCCTTGGCCGTATCCTGTGTTCAGTTATAACCAAGATATTTGTAATAGAGACGTTGGTTTAATTATTGATGGTGTAGGTTACGACATTGTTGAAGGTGGTAACTATTGGAGTAGAAAAGCTGCTCTAACCTATCGTCAGGCCAATGCTGCTGTGGTTATTGATGATCAACTAGACCTAACCATTCGTGCTATCGAGTATGCTCATAATCTTGCAGATGAACGATTAGCTGCACTTGCTCCTACAGTATATTATACCACTAGTAGAGCTACTGTTGCTCAAAGTAAATTAAACTTTAGCAATATTATTCGTAGAGGATCAACGGCTGCTCCAACATTAAACATACCAAATCCTGCAGGCGCACCTACATTAAGAACCAATGCCAAGGCACTGTTAATAACCAACAGCGATTTCTTGAAACAACTAGGAACAGGTTATATTACAACTACCTATCCTTTGTTGAGTTTTTCTACAATTAGTTCTCAGAGAGACATTGAATATATTATCAGTGCGATCTGTTACGATTTGACCTACGGTGGAGATAGCGAAACTAGAGATGCTGCCTATAGATACTTCAACGGTGTAGGCGATGCTCTAGAGCTACAGGTGTTGTCTACACAATATGCAGCCTGTGAAGAGGCCCTAACTGCGGTTAAGGTTGCTGCCAAACAGGTTATTGTTAATACCACAGTGTCAACAACTTACGGGGCAAGCAGTGGACAGGTTAAAGATCTATCTAATCCAAGCGATGGTACAATTGCAACTATTTTAGAAACACTATTCTCAATAGTTATTAATTCGTTGGCTGCTTATAGAACCACAGGTGGCTCTGAGGCTGCTAAACTTGCAGCCGGTGTAGCTGCGGCTAACATTGCAGGTTCAACCTACCCAGACTTAGTAGCTGATTCTGCAGGCAGAACCTACGATACCTATAAAAAGACTGCAAGAACAACATTACAGTCAGCTAAAACTACAATTCAGGCAGGCACTATTGCATGGATTAGTGACAATTCAAACGTATTTGAAATTCTAATGCCTGGTAACAGATCAATGTTAAGCAACGACTTTACACAGATCTGTGACATGGGCTATGGTCTAATTGCTACCAACGGTGGTTTGACCGAAGCAGTATCCATGTTTACCTACTACTGCTATACTTCTTACTACTCACTAAACGGTGGACAGATTCGAAGTGTTGGTGGATCAAGTGCTCACGGTGTTTACGCTCTAGCTGCTGAAGGTTCAGATCCATTAGAAGTTCCAACTCCAGTTGACCTATATTATGAACTAACACAAGGTGCTGTGGTCTACAACGTGGGAGGTTTATACACTAACTCCGCTGGACAGTTTATTCTGTATGTTACAGACTACGACTACAATCCACGAAACTTCAGTGAAGTAGAAATTGACCACGGTGGATTATTAGGCATTACAAGATATCCTGTAATTTCTGCGGTAACAGAAGGCGACTTCCCAAGCGATAGTACTGGGCAAAAACTTTATAGATTAAATTTAAGTTCTGATACAGACGGCCTAGTTGCTAGTGTTCCGAACGGAACTAGAGTTACAATAAGAATGAATACTGAGGTTATATTAACCGGTGGTGTTGTTGGAGTTGCTGTTCGTCCTAGTACTGCTTTGAAATTAAATGAATTGTATACAAGTCAGTTATATCGTGTTCTACAGTTTACAGATTATTTCCCTCCTAGCTATGAGAACAGAACATGTACATTTAGTGTAGCCAACGGAACAGTAGTTACCTCCACACCACACAATCAATTGCCAGGATATGCTGTGAGATTCTATACCAGCGGATCATTGCCTACTGGATTGGTACCAGACGATACATATTGGATTTTAGATGAAGGATACACCACTACTACATTTAAAGTTTCTTCAAGCAAGACTGGCACACCAATAGAGATTGTCAGTGTTGGTACTGGAAGTCATTATTTTGTTGCAACTAAACTGGCTAATACATTATTAAAAGACAGCTATAACTATGCTGAAATGACTTTACAGTCTAAACAAGATTATAAACTCATAGCCGGTTCAAGCCCGGGCGGCCCTAGATTAGTTGTCGGTGCTAGAGAAACAGTATCAACTTTTGTTTACAAACTTCTTTCAGTCGGCACAAGTAACTGGAACTCCATTGGATATGTTGGGACTCCAACTGTTGGAGGAACCTTTACTAGAAACAGTACCAACTTAGGAGACTACGGAACAGGTACTTGCGTGGTTAATACTGCTTTATGTACATTTGATCACACAACAAATACTATTAATAAAACCACCCATGGATATAGCAATGGTGATATTGTTAGATTTGATACCAGCGGATCAATGCCAACTGGTGATCCTGGTTTGTCTACTGCTGTACAATACTATGTCTACAACAAAGCCGCTAGTACTTTCCAACTTGTAACCTATCCTGGAAGCACAACTGTTGTTGATTTCAGCGACAACGGTTCAGGAACATTTGCTGTTGACCTAGTCAACGGTGCGGCTGGCAGTACAAAACTTGCTATTGTTGAAGTTGGAACCAACGATCTTATCAGAATAGTTGGAATGAAATTTGGTTGGAAAGGCCGTATTTACACTATTACACAATACGATAGCCCTACTATTACCGGAGAATCATATGCAAATGTATATTTTACTCCAGCATTAGAAGACAGTGCGATTAGTGTTGTTGGAGCTGTAACCCTGTTTGGCGGGGTTGCCGCCAGAAGCGATGGAAGTCAGGGTACGCTAACAATTCGTATTGCGTTGACTCGTGTTACATCACATGATTTACTAGACATTGGTACTGGTAGCTATGCTGATACAAACTATCCAAACGAAATTTATGGACCACCTGTACGCATTGCCACTGAGACATTATTGGATACCACAGGTGAAGTTGAGTATGCACAGATTGTAGAACGCGGTGAAGGACGTTGTTTCTTTGTAACCACTGACCAATTTGGTAACTTCTCAGTTGGTCCGTTCTTTAGAGTTGACCAGGGTACTGGTACTGTTACATTTGCGGCGTCATTGGCGTTGAGTAACCTAAGTGGATTGGGCTTTAAGCGTGGTGTTCCAATCGCTGAATTCTCAACAGACAGTGCGATGTCGGACAATGCTACTGATACTGTACCAACAGAAAACGCAACAAGAACATATATTGATCGTCGTCTAGGCGTAGATCATAGCGGAATTACTGTTGATAGCGGAAGATTGATTCCTGTTACTTCAGGTGGCTTCTTGGCGTTGTCTGGACAGTTAGGCATGAAAGGCACACTGAATCTTGACCAAAACAGAATTAGAAACATTGCAGATCCTATTGATCCACAGGATGCTGTTAACTATCGAAGTATTAGTTTTAATGCTATTATTGCCAACAGCTTTGTAGGACAGCAAGTATCTGCTGGTATGAGCATTGCATTTACAGGCACAGGCAATGAAGGCCGTGCTGTTACCATAGGCGGTGACCTAAGTGTGCCGGGCGATAATGCAATCACTACTGGACTTGATTCAAGTCAAAACGTTTGGAACATTTACATTAAAGATGACACTATTGATAATGCAAATATCAATAGTGCTGCGGCAATCGCTCAGAGTAAACTGTCAATGGTCACTGCTAGTACCAGAGCTAATGCTGTAAGTATTACTCAAGCTGATCGAGGACTGGCTAGTTTCAATAGTGCAGAATTTACCTTAACTAATGGTTGGGTAGAATTAAAAACCAACGGTATTGCTGTTGGACGACTTGCTCAGATTGCCACCGGCAGTGTTCTAGGAAGAACAGGAAGTGGCACTGGCGATGTTAGTGCTGTTCTATTCTCAGATGTTGTTAACACAGGTCTTGGCGTTAAGAAAAGCCAATACAGTTCAACCGGTTTCCTACGAAGAACAGGTGCATCTACATTTAGCAGCGACAGCGACTATGCTGTAGTTGAAGCGGTAAGTTTGTATACCGGTCAAACTGACGTTGCTGCTAATAGTAAAATTGTCATACGTGACGGCAGTGGAGACATTGGTTCGAGAGATATCTATGCTACTCGTACACTATACATAGGAACTAGTGCTAGTGAAAATAAGAAATTTACAGACACGTCTGTAACTGCTACAGGCGGAAGTATTAACGTATATGGTTTTAGCGGTGTATTAGGAGTATCGATAGGTGACGGTAGTTTAATCACTGATAAAGTTTCTTCATACAGAAACAACAGTCATAGATTCCGTTTAAACGATGACAGCGCATTTGCTCCTATACAGGTAAGCCAGGTTACTTCGGATACATTTACCACAGGTGGTGCTGGTACAGTAGGTACACTAACTGGTAACTTTAGTATGAGTACTACCAGTAACCTAACGCTAGGTAGTGGTACTATTAATGCAAGTACTGGGACACTACAATCTATAACACTTACTACAGGTGCTGTAGGCACTGCTGGTACAATAACTGGTAACTGGTCGTTGAATGGCACTAGTCAAATTACTGGACAGAACACCAGCGTCATTGATTTTAGTTTAGGAACTATCAAGTCAAGAACATTTACCACAGGTGCAAATACCACAACAGGTAACCTGACAGGTAATTGGACACTGACTTCTGCAAGTAAGATTGATTTCTCTAGCGGTACATTACAATCAACTACGTTGACCACAGGTGCTACAGCCAATGCAGGCGTTATCACAGGACAATGGAGTGTAGCGGTAGGATCTAGTATCAATACAGGTGCTTCTTCTCTTACAACAAGAGATATCACAACAGGCGGTGTTAGTACGTCGGGTACAATCACAGGTGACTGGTCAATGTTTAGCACCAGTAGCCTAACATGGGGTGGTGGCTACCTAGACATGCGTCCAGGAGAGTTTTATACTGACACATTGAATACAGGAGCTGCTGGCACAGCCGGAATAATTACCGGTAACTGGAGCATGGCAAGTACCAGCAATCTAACATTAGGCACTGGTGCTATTGATGCTAGAACAGGTACACTATATTCTACTACTCTGCATTCAGGAAATACTGCTACAGGTGGTAGTATTACAGGGCAATGGACATTGGCTTCGGGTAGTACTATAACTGCTACCAAATGGGAAACTGCAAGAACTGTTACGTTTACAGGTGATGTGACTGGTAGTTTCAGTATAGACGGAAGCGCCAATGTTAGTAATGTAGCATTGACTGTATCGGGAGATGCTACACAACTTGGTGTTGATACAACAGGTCAATATGCAACCACTGTTGCAGTTAGCGGAACTGGACTGAGTTGTACTACACCAAATGGTGCAGACGGAACAGCCTATACGATCACAAGCAATGCTACAAGTCTTAACACATTAAGTGCTGTTGTTGCTCGTGATGGCAGCGGTAACTTTACTGCCGGTACAATCACTGCTGCTCTAAGTGGTAATGCCACAAGTGCTAGTAAAGTTAATAATGCATTGACAATCGGAGATGGTCTAAGCGGTACAAGCTATGACGGTAGTGGTGCTGTTACTATTGCAGCAAACTCTACAATAGCACGTCGAGCAGATACAACCTACATAGGTACTACTGGAATAGCATTAAACAGAGCAAGTGCTGTACAGACATTATCAGGTATTGCTATTGATGGCAATGCAGGCACAGTAACTAACGGTTTCTATACTACAAGTTCATTTAACTTAGGTACAACTAGTATTGCTGTTAACCGTGGAAGCGGCTCACAGACATTAACTGGAATTAGTATTGATGGCAATGCAGGTACTATCACAAGTCAAGCAAACTCTGCAACAATCACTGCTTCTACTACTGCTGTTAGCACTATTGTATTGCGTGACGGCAGCGGTAACTTTACTGCTGGTGTTATGACAGGTACAGCTACAGCGGCACGCTACGCTGACTTGGCAGAACGTTATGCTACTGATCAAGAATACGAAGTAGGATCTGTTGTGGTGTTTGGTGGTGATAAGGAAATCACAGTCAGCAACATTAAAATGGATACAAGAGTAGCAGGTGTTATATCTGCAAATCCTGCATACATGATGAACTGCGAAGCCGGTAGTGATGCTACACATCCT